CAGCTTCTACAACAGCCAGCGGCTGCACTCCAAATTGGGCAACTTGCCACCCAATGCTTTCGAGCAGAAATCGGCAATCAAACAACCTATCTGTCTGTGCGAAAAAACTTGACCAGGACAATCGTCACAAATTTTTCGTTGATGATGGTCAGATACAGCATGTAGTACCAGCCATCTAGGTAGCGTAAAGTCGGGCAAGCGGAATAGCGCGTTTTGTCGAACGGATTCCCTACTGGCGTCCAACTCTTCAAATCGACGGACGCAGCAAAGCGCGGAGTAAATCCAACAACATCCTTTTCTGCCACCTCATAGGCCATTACAAAGCTGCTGGGTCCGCGCGCCACCGAAGTGTTCAGTATCTGCTGCCCGGGGTCCGCCCGCATGACGGTAACAGGATCACTCCACTGCTTTATATCGGATGAACTCAGCATCACAACATGGTCTGACTTTTCAGAATCAGAGGCGAAGATTGTGACTAAATTTCCGTCAACAAAAGCTGAAATAAGGCTCAGTCCTGGCAGTTGCAGCGTTGCAATTTGCTTTCCGCTAATCTCCTTAATAATCACCTCACTGACCATCGGCGATCCCCGGGGAGACCGTTTGTGAATGATGGCATACATCGTCCCATTAAAGACTATCGGCGTGGACTCCATCACATCCCGCATATAAACCGACTCCTGCTTGTATATTCCTAGAATGCCCAAACTAGGGTCTGAAGATTTCACAAGAACAACCCATATCAAAAGCAGAAACAGGAGGATGGAGTAGGGTATTTTCATCATCCAATGGTATTACGGGATGGCTGCGAGAAACTGATTTGATGTTTGACTCCAGAAAACACGCTTTACATCCATCGCAGTTGTCTGGTCGCCAACAGCATAAACCGCATATGTCACACCGTTGAACTCGGTAAAGTCAAAGTCCGAGACGTTGGTTAAATCTCCGGGGAATTTTGGGAGCAGGATGTAGCTCGTAGATTCCGTCCATATTGCCGATGGGTCCGACGCCTTGGCGACGCGAGTGCGAAATTGACCGCCCTCATTGACCAAATAGAACATATACCAGTAATTGTTTTCCGTCGAAAACTTCAGGGTCGGACAGGCAACATATCTGTCAGCCCCGAAAATACCACCGTATGGTGACCATGGACCGCTGGGGCTGCTTGATTCAAACCAACGAACATTGAACATCGGCTTGCCGGGTTCATCTGTTTCATAGGCCATGACGTATCTATTATTAACCGAGTCGAAGCAAACACTGGTGTTAAATAGATATTGCCCTGGCGCTGTAGTCACCCAAGCATCAGTCGGTGTGGACCAAACTGACATTGCAGCATCTGACGTTGACATGTGTCTAATGGATTTGCTTGTCGCTTGATCTGTACCCCAAAAATGCAGCGTTGATCCAACAACTAGAGCGCATCCTAATCCCATGCCTTGATTTGGAACTTCAGCAATCACCACGCCTGTGAAGTAATCGCAAATTGTCAAAAGATGCGATTTTGCTGGGAATCTCGATGTGTAAAGAACGATTAGCCTGCCGTTAAAAACAACAGGAGACGCTTCAACAGCGAACGGAATAAAAACATGAGATGAAAACATGCGGTCCTTTGATCAATAGAATTCTTCGACGATGACAACACCAGGAGCGCCAGTTCCACCGAGATTAGGTGTTCCAGAACTTCCTCCTCCAGCGCCCCCGCCTCCATAAGCAAGACCAGGCCCGCCATTACCATTGTTATGGACGCCTTTTGCGCCACCCCCAAGAGCAGAGCTTCCACCTGACCCGCCGCAATTTGGATTTGGATTTGAAAATCCAGGGCTTCCAGCTGCATTTATGTCGCCGCCAACACCTACCCCGCCAGAGCCACCGTTTGAGGCACCGGATGTAGTCGAACTTGCATCACCTCCGCTTCCTCCGGTAGCGCTGCAATACGCACCAAAACTGCTGGCGCCTCCTGTGGTTCCGACTCCGGAACCAGATGCCCCAGTTGCCACCGCTACAGCGACAGCGACCGTTGTAATGGCGCTTGCATCAATGACTTTTTCAGAAGACCCGCCGCCGCCCCCGCCACCACATGAGAATCCACCGCCACCGCCACCGCCACCGCCACCGCCACCGCCAATAACACGGATACGCAATCTTTTTACGCTAGATGGCTTGGTATAAGTTCCATTTACCGAGAACACTTGAATCGTAGGGCCTGCATTTAGGTTGATGCCCTTTGCTGGGTTAAGCAGCACCCACTTATCCAGAGTCAGGTCATATTGAAGTTCTATCCAGTGCCCAGCCCCTGCGATGTCACCGGCCGCAAGCGCAGAGCCTGCGCCTTTGACGATGGTTTTTGCGGTCAAGCCGTTGGGCGAGAATGTGGGTGTTGTCGTGGCATTGGCGAGGCCGGCACGAACCGAAATCATCATGCCGTTTGTGATCGCCAAAATAACAGGGCTAAACGCCGCCGTCAATGCGTCCGAAGTTCCGGTTGCAACGGCTGATGTATTGCGCCCCGATTGAGTTGCAGCCTGCCCCGCATAGGGAATCCACGAAACGCCAATTGACGACGGTGTGCTATTGAAGTTGGTTGTATTGGCCGCAAGAATATTGACATATGAATTCAAACCTGTATCGTCTTGCAGTACAACCCCAACCGGGTAGCCACCGATAGCCGTTGACAGTGCCGCATCAAATTGATACCGACCACCAGCACCTAAAAATGTCGTGTGCTGCGAGAGTGCATTCAACACGCCATTCATATCCATGCCGGAAGGCGGTACACCACCGGCTGCAATGGGCGTCATGGTCAGTGGCGGGAATCCATCGGCGAACGATGCTGCGCCATTGGTGATGCCGATTTGCGATGCAACCGGGATTGTGTTCTTGATTCCAGAACTCGCAAATGGAGTCTGTAGATTTACTGGCCGAGTAATTGGCATTTTTTTACCTTTCCATTGGACGAAAAAAAGCCCGTGCTAGACGGGCCATAAACTAAGTAAGGGGAAAATCAAGGGGCGTAAAAAGAACCTTGTCCGAAGGGTTGCAAGCCAGAGCCTGCAAAGCCGAAGGTGTTGGGTATGTCGATCTGTAGAACGCTCACGCTGACGCCTGCGCCATGCGGCAAGACTCCGCTACTGGTGACAATCGCCACCTCGTATGGCTGCAAATAGAACTCAAAGGTGTAGCGCATCGCCATGCCGCCAATGTCATTCACGTAGCAGCGACCGCGATTTGGAAATAGGTTGCGCAGTAGCTGATTCAGGGCTTGCGAAGTGGTAGCGCTGATGTTCGCCAGCGCCTTGGCCAGAATCAAAGTCCGGTAAGCATCGTCTGACAGCATGTAGGTGCTGGTCGCCGGTACGCCCGCATAGAACGGAGCTTGTCCGAATGGCGCGGTGTCTTTCACGCCATCCTGAAAGCCGAAGTTCGTGACCGGCGCATTGATTTGCAGCGCCCGTTTCACGTCTACGATGCGACCCCAAATATCCAAACCGAAGCCCTGCGCGGTGTTCACGTTCCACACGAAGTCGTAGAACTGCTGAAAGTTCGCCGTCTGGTCGATGTACTGGTTCATGTTCGTGACCAGGGCGACGATGGTCGGGCTATTGCCGTACTGACTGACAATGGTCTGCTCAAAGTTCTTCATAGCTACACCAGCGTCACAACGATATTCGCCGCTGTCACCGTAGGCGACTGGTCAATCCCGACTGCTACAGAATTCAGCGTTGCCGTGGTCTTTCCAATCAGAATCGACACAATCGAAACCGACGAACTAATCAACGCAACCGGCGCATAGAAGCGGCTGGCAAAGATCGTGGAGGCAATTCGCGCACGCTGCCCGCCATCAGAGCCCGAGAATGCCGCCACGATGGCCGCTTGCACCAGTGCCACGATATTCGACGGCAGCGATGGGCTACTTGTGATCTGCACCGCAAACAGGATCGGCAGTGATACGGGGACTTGGTACTTCACCGCGTAGGTCGGAAATGGCGCGTTGTAGCCACTGGTATCCGTCACCGTCACACTGGTGTTCCCGTTGTAATCGCAGCCGGTATCTTTCTTCGTCCAGATCGCTTGCGCAATGTCCGTTGACAGCCCGCCCACCGCAGCAACATACAGCGAGTGAGGTGCTAGGCTGAAATTGGTAGCGCCCACCAGCACGGCGGCATTGGTCGAGTTTTCCGCTGCGTACACATCAAGCACGCCCGCCACGTTGAACACAGCGGCGTAGATCGAGGCCAGTGAGCCCTGCGCGTTCAAGGCGACGGACTGCTGACGGCGATAAGCGAAGTCTGCGCGGCTTTCGACTAATGATCCGAGCGTTCCATCAGCGGGATTGGTGATCGAGTCCCAGCCCGGAATGGCTTTGTAAATCTTCGCCAGTGATCCAGCCGGGCAGCTTTTGGGGCCGCTAACCGTGCAAGAGAACGGCAGCGAGACAACGCCGCCTGCTGGGATGGTTCCCGCTGCGGTGGCCAGGTAGCGATTGCCCGCGCTGTCGGAAGCCATTGCGCCAATCGGGATCACCGTACCCACCAGTCCGGTGCAATTGCACAGCGCCGTGGTGTAGGTCGCCGGGTTGCGGTTAATGAAGTAAATCCGCCCGATAGCGTCCTGCATGAAGCCGTCTGCATAGTCGGGGTTCACTTGGTTGACGAAATTGGCAAAGGTGCTGTTTGCGTCACCGATGATTGCTGTGGTGCTGCTGGCGATCTGGCCTTGAGGTGTTTCGAGCGCCGGGTTAACGCCACCACCGAAAGCCGTGTTTATGTCTGCGACAACTCCCGCAAGAATGGCCGACTCAAGCGGAAGAACAAGCCCGGTTTGCGTAAATTTAACGGCTGGCACGCTGGTTGCTGACATTCCTTCTCCTTAATTTTGGGCGTAAAAAAAGCACCTCAAAAGGTGCCGAATGGGGTTGCTTTGGTTTAAAAGCTGGCTTGATGCGCTGCGCCCGCTGTGTCGATGAATTGGACTTGCCCGGTGATCGTCCGGGAGTTCAACGACCTAATGACGACCTGCGCCGATACGACGCCGGGCACGGTCAACGCCGCTTCAGTAAGCCTCGCCTGGACAAGCGACATGGGCGGCCACTTGCCGAGAATCTCGCTGAAGTACGGAACGCCCTTGTTTGACTGATACCAGAGCTCGCCCGAGAAAAGGCGGCAGGCGCACGCTACGTCTTGCGTAATGGCGTATGGCTCTTTGCAGACTGCGATGTTCCCGGCAATATCAAGGACCAGATCCAATGCCTTGCGATCTAGCAAAATCGACTTCATACGGGTGCTCCTGTGTTACCTGCGCCCGGCTGCACGCCGCTATGGGTATGCGTGTGCAGGACAGTCCCTTGCGACGATACAGAGCCAGTAGTGCTCATGTTGCCGGTGAAGGTTGATGTACCTCCGCCCGTCTGCGAAATCGTGCCATTCATGACCGTTGCGCCGTTCACTGTGAAAGTTGGCGTCGTCACGGTGGTGGAGGTGCTGGCGTTGATCTCAACAGTTGCTGCGGTGATCTGCACATCCGGCGCGTCAAGGATCACGGCTGAAGGTGAATGAATCTTGATGCCAGCCGTGGAGAACTGCACATATTGGGAAGGCATGCCATTGAGGACGCCGCCAATATACAGGCCGTCCGCCATCGAGAAGCGCCGCCATGAGCCGGGGTTAGCCTGCCCTTTGGTGGTTGCTACCGTTGTAATGTCGTGATCTGCAAATACTGCGATACCAATGTCGCCCACTTGCGGGTCGATGATGATGGCATTTGCGCCGCCTTGAATGCGGGTGTAGGGAAGGCTTCGGATAACGCCGTGGGCGGTGGCATTCTTTGATCCATCCGTTTGATTCACCAGTGGCTGCACATCAACGAAGCCAGCGGGAGACAATCCGCCCGAGTTGGTGACTGACACTACCTCCACCAGCGTGGCTGTGTTCATGCGGGATAGGGCTTGCTCGACCACGAATTGAACCGCATTGAACTCGCTTCTATCGCTTGACGGGGTGGATGTGCCTGCATGACCAAATTCACTCATATATTCGCCTTATTGCAATTAATTGTCGTAACCCATTGACCGCCCGGTGTTTCGCTTTCAATCGTGTGGGCCACCGCGTAGGCCGTCCAAAGTCCACATGCGGCCTGCAGTGAACTGGTGATGTTCACCTGCCTCGCTAAAACAAGGTCAGGATTGAAAATTGTTTTAACCGATACACCCTGCGAGGCAAAGCTGGGGTAGCCAATCATCCCGGTTTCAACGTTGATTTCTACCGGGTCGCCAAGCAAACGGCTCCCGTAGCGGTTGTAAATCACTAACTTCCCAAGCTCAATCGAGAACTCAATCCCCGCTTCTTTGGCGCAGTCTTTGACCTGTTGCAGCATCGTCCCGCAGTAGTACGGGTTTTGCAGCATGACCGACACGTCATTTCCCTCAAAGCCAAGACCCATAACCCGTGCAAACTCTTCCATGACTACGGCAGCGTCAATCGTTCCGACGTAAGAGTTGGCATTGACGGCGCGGACAGAATTTACAGCAGCAGCCAAAGAAACGATGTTGAAAACAACTTCGGGTGCCGCTTCAAAATCTGCAAAGGCTCTGATAATTTGGCCTTGGTAGACAACTGACATTGGGCCTACTTCGTCACCCGCAGCAACTAAGATGGTGTCCGTTCTTTGTTGTATTGCGAATGGCCCCCTGCCCGATAACTTATTCATCATGTCCAGCGGCAGGCCGTAGATTCGGATATGAGCCTCTCCCTGACTATGATTCCCCGCATAGAGAAACTGAGCCGATACGCGGTGGCCTGTTAAAGTCACGTCCAAACCCTTGTCGTCACCGAATTGACCTTCGCCTAAGTTGATGGTCACGTCGATTTTTCGTTGTGCGTATGAGGTCATTTTTAAGGGATTTATATGAAAAAAATAACAGTTCTTTTATCTCTTGCTCTTCTCTCATTGGTAAGCCGCTCCGAAGGGGTAAAGGAAAGCGCCCAAGAAAAGTTCACAAGGTGCCTTCATTACGGCGGGTTGTTTTCATCCGCTTCCAGCTTCCGAAACTATGGTCTACCGCCCGCCGAAGCGCTAAGGTCAATCCGTCAGTCGGCAGCTAACGAACGCCGGGAGATATCGGTAGAGGTCGTAAAGCAGGCTATCAACACTGTTTACTTTGATCCCGACTTCGCTTACGCGGGAGGCGAGGCGCTTGGCTCTCAAATGAGAAACCTATGTCTACGCGACGGAAAGCCACAGTTCCAGCCTCTGAAGTAACTCAAACCGGCACCGCGTACCCCAAGATAAACCGCTTGCCAAGCTCTGAGTAATGCGGATCAGCCGCGCCTCTCAGGTCTTTGAAATACAAGTCACCGACAAAGCCGTGGTATTGCTTGCCTGTCATGCTCAAGCGGTCACGGCCTAGCTTGGTCGTGAACACCGCCACATTGTTGACAAACAGATCGACGTACATCCCAGTCGTTTTCTGGTAAAGATTGATCTTGCAATTCTGACCGCCCAGCATGACGCTGAGTGTTTGCGATGGCTTTTGACGTACTGGAATGACCAGCACCTTAACGGTGGTTTGTTTCATTTAACGATCCAAGGTCTAGTTTCCATCCACAATTTGTAGTCCTTCTTTTCCTGCTCGTTATAGCCCGGTGGAGGGTTGTCGAGACGGTCTTGCAGCTTGTTTTTTGATGGGTCGGGAGACTGTGCTTGCGCCCTTGCTGCTGGTGACAACGTGGGGTCTGTCGTCGGGTCGTATTCGTCGTTAGAGCTACCCGATACAAAGTTGGTCGGCGCGTCCTGTGCTGGCGTCGGCTCAACCGCTTGCACTTGACCGTCGCTTACTGGGTCGGCTGCGGCTGCTTTTCCGTCAGTCTCTGGCGTGGCATCCTCTGCGCTGGCGACGGGCGCGTCAGTCTCCGCGATGGGCGAGAACTCTGCGACGGCCGTAATCCTTACCTCGATAAACCACAATTCCACCGTCAGAATCGATACGCCGTTTTTGCTCTCGCGCCGGTATCGGTAGTTTTGCAGCGAGGCATTCAAATAGGTGGCATTGGGTGTCACCACCGTATACAGGTCGGTCGTATTCAGCATCAGATCGCACTTGTCCAGAAAGGCGGTGCGTTTGGCTTCATCCCCTCCGATTGCCATTTTTACGCGGCAGTCGTAAGGCGTGCCCACTTTGTTGTAACTTGCAAATGCGCCCTCTTCCTGCGGGTATTGAGAGACTCGCGTGTCTTGCTTGTAATCAATGTCAAGGAATGAATCGGGTATCAGAGCCTCGGTGATGGTGGCGGCAACCGCTGGCGAACCCGGCGATCCACCGTCAGACTCTGCAATCTGGCCCTGTAGCGCCTCCTTTGGCCCCCGGTACTTGGCGTCCGCAGCGTTAATAATGGTTGATTGCGCTGATTCGTTCGTATTGATAGATGCCTGAATGGTGGCCGCTTTCGCCGTATCTCCCGCAGCGGTGGCCGCTTTCATTTGCTCATATTCCGAGTTAATCGTCACCTGCAGCGCGTCCGACTTCTTTAGCTCGACACCCCAATCGGCATTAATCTGATCAAGTTGGGTTTGAATCTCTTTCGTTTCAGTCGAAACTACAGCAGGCACGGCGGGCACATCCTCATAGATGGCCCATACCGTTTTACCAAATATCGCCTCTGCCGCTGCACCCATTGCCATCTTGACGATCTGATCAACCGTGGGGACGGTGATACTCCGAAAGACAGCGGGTACGCCTGGCACATTGGGCACATCAGGGAAAGGGATCAAGCTCATTTATTGGAGTCCGGTATTGGCTTGTGCCGTGAACATGATTGTTTTGATCTGCTTTTCAGCATCGCGGGCCATTTCTTTAGCATCGGTGGCCTGGGTCACAATCTGCACGCCGCCATTGATAACAGTCTCGGAGGTGCTAACGCCTTGTGATCCGCGCCCGCCATTGCCCATCCGGCCTTGAACCTGAGACAGATAGTTTTGCGTTTCAATCGGAAGCTTTCCCATGCCAGTTCGAGCCAAGTTACCTTGTCCGAAGTTGTATTTAGCCAGCGCCATCGGGAAGCTCTCGCCACTTTGCCGCATCAGTTCGCCCATCATGCGAGCTGCGCCGTCTGCTGATTGAGCCAGGTCATTGGGATCGGTAACGCCGTACTGCTTGGCGGTGGCGTCCATGAACTGGAAGTGACCCTTCGCACCCTTCGGCGAAAGCATGTTCTTGCCGCGCCCTGACTCTTGTTGCCACATTGAATCCAGAGTGCCAAATGGAAGGTTATTTTTTGCCTCAAGATTGCGGAACATTTCAGCGGTTGCGCCCGCTGTGGGGGATGGCTTGGTTCCATCCGTTACGCTTCCGCTTGCAGAGCGTCCAGAGCTGCCACCATTTTTTCGGCGCTCAAGCTCCTTATCTTCGTCTTTATTTAGACCCTCGGAATGCATCAGCAGCGTGCCGACAATCCCGAGTTTCGCCAACATTGCAAGAGCAGCCGCGCCTGATACGCCGATTACCCCGAGCGCGGTGCCAACACTCATAAGCGATGCGGCCAGAGAAACAGCGCTTGCAATGAACGGTGCAAACTGCAACGCAACCAATGCAATCAATACATTCTTCCATCCGCCGACCGATTCAGCAGCTTTATCTAGCTCTTTGGCGAATTTCACAACGCTGTCAATCGCTTTCTCAACCCACGCCTTAATATCGTCTTGATGCGCCTCAAGCCATGTCGCCCACTCGCCAAACTTTACCAGCATCTTTTCAAATACAGGCTGAAGCGTTATCAGGATACGTTGCGAAACGCCTTCAATCGTGGCCTTGAAATCAATGAACTTGACGCGCAGTTGATCGAGCTTGTCGGCATCTTCGCGGGAGATTTTCGAGTGCTTTTGCTGTGCGGCCACCAAAGCCAATACAGCCTCTGGACCTTTTTTCAGTAGGTTAAACGATTCTTCGCTCAAGCCCATCTGATCGGCTTTGAACTTCGCGTCTGCCGGGTCTTTCTTGAAGGCGTTATGGATCACGCGAGCCTGCCCAAGCAGATACGCTTCACCATTCTTCAGATCATTCTCATTCAGTCCGAACATGAACGACTTGGCGGTGCCATCGGTCATCATGCCGTTTTTAAAGGCTGATACAGCGCCGGACGACGCCTTCAACTGCGCAACCATGCTCTCAGCAGAGCCGCCAGCGATTTCGCTGGCGCGGCCATAGGCAGACAGCTTTTCAGTGCTGATGCCCAAGTTATCCGACAAGCGGCCAAGGTTTGACGCGCTATTGACCGTGCTTTCAACAAAGCTCTTGATGCCCACGCCAGCCGTGAATATGGCCAGCAGACCCAGCGCTTCATTGCGAAGCTTTGAGAAGAACTGAGCCGCTTGAGCGCCCCGGGCTTCCATATCCTTCGCGGTGCGTGCTGCCTCTGCGCCGGTGTCTTTGAATGACTTGCTGGCCTGCTTGGAGCCTTCCTTGAAGCCTTTGGTGTCTAAACCCAAACTTACATACAAGGCATCAATTATTTGGGCCACGTCAATTCCTTTGTTCGCTCATTGCGTTTTCGTTGAAGCTATCTACCGCGAGAATTTCCAGCATGTCGTAGAGGTCTTGAGCGCCGTAAACCGATCCAAGCTCATGCAGCGTTGCCATGCGCCGGGACACCAGCCGCGCTATCGACCCCGGCACGTTGGCGTAGTTGATTAAGCGCGGGTTTTGCTGCCCGATTCCGGGGCCGAAGTCGAGGGATTTCCTGGAATAAAAAAAGAAAGGTGTAAATTGAAGACCTCCTTACGCAAGGTCAGAAGTGTCCCGACTTCTTCAATATCGTCAATGATCAGAGCCCGCGTGACGTTGGAGCTAGGCCGAACCTGTACGCAGGTCATCATTTCATCAAGCAGCGGCTTGGCGGCATCAAACGATAGCTTTGTCAGTGCACCAATGCCCAGCGCGGCAATGCCAGCCAGCCCAGCACCAGCGATTGAATCGGGTATTTCGACGCCAGCATTCAGCATGGCGAACAATGCTCGACCAGCCCACTCTTCGGAGGCATGAGCGCTCAATTCGGTGATAACGAAGGTCTTGCCAAAGTCGCGGCCTTGTTGGTCAATCGTGACCGTTGCTACTTTACGTGCCATTTAATTCTCCTAACGCCCGTTGAATAGATTGCACGGACCAGCCCAACGGGAGAGGGCATTGGGACGCAGGTGGCCTCCTGTGGCCCGTGCAAAAACTGTTATGCGAAAGCGGGGGTTACCGATTCCCAAGTGATCTTGTAGCTCATGGGTTGCAGAACCTTTTTGACGCCCGGCATTGGGGGAGTGCTCGTCAAAACGCCTCGCGTCATGGTGTACTTGCGGCCAATGCCAGGAAGTTGCACAGAGCCATTGGCAAAGAAAATTTCTCGCGCGGTGTTGTTTGCCGCCTCCCACGTCTCAAAGAAACTCAAGCTAGGAGAATCCGGCATGATGCTGATTCCCTGAATCTTCAGGGTTGGAAGCCAGCCCGCCGACAACTTACCATCAACACCCTGAACCACCTCGGCAGGGTCCACCGCGTCGAAGGTGAAAGCGTCATCCGAGGCAAAGCCGGAGATAACTTGAGCGACGGGGAAAATCCCGCCTACGGATAGCAGCAATACGGAATTTGCAGCGGTGATAGATGCCATTTGTTTGTTCCTTGAAAGTGTTCAGACGTAAAAAAAGCACCGCATGGGTGCTTTGATTGGTTTGTTGGTGGGTTACATCACGTCAATGGACGAGAGATTAATTTTCTGTACGCTGCCACCGTCAGTAAACCAGAAGGTGCAAGCTGGACTACCGCGCAAGCCTCGCACCTGGGCGCTGGCTGGCAAGACCTGCAAATACCATCCCTGATTTGTCAACGATCCGTCAATCGGCAAGCCAGCCGCCATATTCACCTGAGCCGCTTGCTGAACAGAAAGAGCGACGCCCGGACGGATAGATCCGAAGTTCAGCGCCTGATTAATCGGGTCTTGGCAGGCGGCGGCAATCAAGCCGTAACCGACTGTGTTGTATGGGATCGACTTGCTGGACGACATGAGCGTCATCAGTGCAAGCTGAAACTGCGCATTCAGATAAATCTGATTGACGTAGGCATCAATCCACTTCCAGACTCCGGGTGTTGAGCCGGTTTGCAGGAAGGTGAACGCCTGGTTCGCCGTGGCGTAAGCACCGTAGAAGTTGTATCCGTTGCTGATCAGATTGGCGGCAATCGTCGGGTCGGTCACATCAGCCATCAAACCGCTCTGCCCTTTGTAGGCGAAAGTGATGCGGCCATTGCGTTGCGTGAAGTCAATCGAGGCTGTCATGCCGCAAATGAATGCTGCTTTGTCTGCCACTGGATAGACCGGGATCACGCCGGTATAGTTGCCAGCCGCAACGACCGGGCCGAAGCTGGTTGTATTGCCCGACTGCGTAGCCGTAACGTCGGAGTCCCAGCACACATACGCATAACGCTGGTTCTGTGCATTGACCCACTGCGCAAACAACAATTTATCAGCAAGCAAAGGCTCCCACACGGTCATGAACGGAGCCCAGTTCTGCGTGACCTGAGTAACGGCATTCATGAATGTAGACGGCACAGCAGCAATCGAGCCTTGCGACAATACCGCGCCGGTAGCTGTGGTCAGCATCAGGCTTGCGGAAATCGTGCCAGAGCCGATGCTGATGGTCGATGCCGCGCCAGTCGTGCCAGAGGTCACAACGAAAGCGCCCCGGATCGCGTCATAACTCACAACCGGGCCACCCGTGAAGGCGGCGGAGATGATGGTCGCTGCATTGCTGAAGCTGGTGGCGGCAGTCAGCACAATCGCGCCGGAGGTCTTGACCACGCCGTCAACTGTCACCGTCAGGATGCCAGTGATCGCTTTGAGTGCTGTCAGTGTCAGGCTTGATACGGACGCACCGCGCAGGTAAGCCGCAATAGGTGCGACGGGGTACTGTGCAAAGTACAGATTACCCGGCTTGATGTTGGAGCCGTCAAAGCCGCTGAAGTACACATTAGCCAGCAGCGACTCAGGGGCGGTAGCGCCAAACCAGTTAGCCACGCTCAAGGGAGTTGGGAACGGCTGGACAGTGCCAATGGGAATGGAGCCATCGTTTGTCAGGAAGATGGAATTGAGGGATAGCGGGCTACCCCCGGTGCCGACTACGCCGGGATTTACCGAGACAAGCTGTGATGCGGGAATAGATGCCATGTGAATTTACCTTTTGAGACGTAAAAAAACCGCTCAAAGGCGGCGGGAAAGTGAGGGCGTAAAAAAACCACCCGTAGGTGGCTGGTTCGTGGCGGGTTGTTTAAACCGGCTGGGTGCTGGCGATTACCGCCGTATCAAAGAACTGTTGCGGCGTTGAAACCGTGGGGTTAACCTGCAGTAGCGCGGTAAGCGTCCATCGGGCCTCATATTGCTGCTCACCGTCAATCAGCGGCGATTGTTTAGGGTCGTCGGCGCTAAGCGGCGATACATTCGGAGCCAGTGCAAGACAGCCGTACTCGTCGCGCAACATGGTTGACAGGATCGTGGCCCACTCGCTTGAGTCAGGGCCGTAGCAGTCGATTTGTACCGTGTGTTGCGTGGCCTGCCGCGCCGTGCGTGTGCCGGTTGTCGTCACCGGGTCAACATAGCCGTTAACGTTGGTGGACAGCCTCGTTTGGCTGAGCGACGTCATGCAGATAAAGCCACCTAGCGGCATGGGTACGCCGTTGCCTAGCCCTTGGATCACCTCGCAGGTAATCAGGCTCAAAATGAAGGCTCGCAGGACGGTGAACAGGTCGGTTTGTGTCGGGGTTGTGGTTGCGGTCATGCTGATGATTAATCAAAGTCTGGAATATCAACCATCTGCCCGGCCAGAGCATGAGTGCAGTCACTCAAAAACTGAATCTTTCCATCCATCACGAAAGAGTGACAAACATCCCTCACTAGCGTCTGCGGGCCGGGGTGAGGATTTTCCCGTGTTGCAGGTGGAACCCAGTGGTCGTATCGGGCCAATACCGATGGCGTGAATGTCGGTTTATCGACGCTGCCATTCCACCTCCAGCGAGGCCCGTCCCCTGCGCCATGATGAATTTGGTGCGCTCCATCGCAGCCTGGACACCAGAACATCAGGCCGTTGCCCTCTGTGCTGCGCAGAATGTTTGATAACTTAGCTATTGGAAACCTTTAAATTACTGTCGCCTGCAACCACACAATCACAGCAACCCAGTCATTCCATTGCTCTTTAACCGTCACCACGCGCCAGTCACTGACAGCCGCGCCGGGTTGTTGCGGGAACTTCATAATGTCGCCGCCGGTCTGATTGGCCCGCACCACACCAGCCCAATTTCCGCGCAGGTAGACGGTACGCAGGACACCTTGAATATTCAGGTTGTCCGTGTGTTCCAAGTCCTTACCGCTCACGCCCTGCACTTGGATTTGGCCGGTGAACGTCAGGAACTTCTGAATCTGCTTGCCCGCTGCGTTGGTCGTGTAGCCGTCGCTTCGTAACAGGGTTGCGGCGATGTCGGGGTTAACGCTGGCGATGGCGTTGCGAACGATGTTGTGAAGATTCATTTATTCTCCTGTAATGTCGAAATCGACAGCACGTTGCATTTGTCCGGTGTCAATCAATGGCTTATCAAAGCCTTTTTTGGCGATGGTATACGGGGCATTTCCGGGTGCTGCAAAGTCAACGATGGACTGTGTGATCTGGTCTTTTATTCCGGTACCGACAAGCGCCAGTGTTTTATCAACGTCATACCCGCTTGCAACCAGGTTCTTACCCATTGCAGCACCCCACTTTGGCGACTTGGCCTCGATGGTGTTGCGAAAGAATGGGCGCGGCGGTGATTTAACCGTGCCGTATTCATTCCAGTAGGCCACCTGTGCAACATTCGTGCCGTCCGGGTAAGTCTCGGAGCTAATGAAGCCGACACGCAGCCGCTTATCCTTGCCGATCTTCTTGACGATCCCCGCCAAGTGCGTCTCCAGCTTCAAGCCGCCTTTGACGGTAGCCATCAGACTAGACCGACATATTGCATCGTGCGATAACGCCCGGTAGCTGCCCAAAAACTACATCCGTATTGCGTCTGGTAGTACCAAGCCTGTGTGCCATTGGTGGCCGCTACGAAGTCCGCTGAAGCCGATACGCTGCCTTCAGTCCCTGAACTAAGCCGACCGACCATACCTTGCGGTCCTGCGCCAGAGCCGTTAAGCGTGGCGATATGAGCGGTCAGCATGTTCAACAGAATAGCCCGCTGTGCAATGTCGATCACGCGGCTGGCGTCCGTGTTGTCCAGGTAGATCGTGGCCTCGACAAAGTACGCGCCCAGCGTGCCCACGGTCACAGCGGCGAACTCAGGGTAACGGGCTACGAACGCGACAGAATCAAAGACCACGATTGCCATGGTTACTTGACCTCAGTCAGTCCAGCGGGCTTATCTTCTTGGCTCAATGGCTCAAGGCCTGTCTTTTCAGCGGATTGCTCTTTTGCCTGGGCGGCGGTGTTGGTTGCTTTTTCGTGAGCGAAGATCAATTCTGCTTTGACGAATTGCAGGCCGACATTCTGGGTGAGCCATGTATCGAAGAATTCTTTATCCACGTTTTCAGTGATGCCGTGACCACCGATCAAAAGTGAACTGTTTGAGCCTTTGACGGCGACGCGCTTGTCACCCACTTCAAGAATAAGGCCATTGGGCAATTTGCACCCGACTGTTACTGTTGCTGCCATTTTTCAATCTCCAATAAAAAAGCCCGCATCGAGCGGGCGTAAAAAAACCCGCTGGTTTAGGGCGGGCTGTGCGGGTTATTCGTTCTAAATTTCGAACGAATTGTGTTTTTTCAAATTCTCAGTGGCGGTCAGTATTTGCAGGTTCTGGTGAACGTGTAATCCGCAAACTCTTTTGTTTTTCAGTGGGACGATGTGATCGACATGGTGCTTTATTCCAGTGTCTCTAGTCATCCTTTTGGCCTCGATATAGAACGCCAATATCTTTTCTTTGTCAGACCATGATGGTGTTGCATTGATTTTGCAAGCACTTCTACGCCTTACGCACGCCGTCGCTTTGTCGGGGTTATCTCTAGCCCAAGCCAAACTCCTAGCCCGCTCGATTCCCGGGCTCTTGGCGTATCTAGCTTTAGATTTTTGCGCCGCATAACCCGGATGCTCAAGCCTCCACGAGACTCCATTGGCTGCGTGCAACTCCTGATTGGCATCCCTCCATGCTTTATTTACCTCAGATATACGAGGCTTAATCAGGGATCTCCTAGCTTTACTCGCCTCCGCGATGTGGCCTATATTTTTAGCACGCCATGCAGAATAAGAATTTGCCTCACAAAGCTTGCAATTGCTTCTTAGACCATCCTTACTCTTTGGTCGATTGGAAAAATCAGCGGATGGCTTTGTTTCCCCACATAGTGAGCAGTATTTTGTAATCACTTGACAATCCTTGAACATTGGATTTTTGAACTTGAAAAGATGTGGCGGTCCTTGTTCAAGGGATTTTCAGCCGCTAAGCCTAGCCACACCCAGACATACTACACCACTATTTCGGTGTATACGCCTTGTTTACGCACCAATCAATGAGGAAATCAAGAATGGTCTAAACACGACACATCCAAAACTACCTTGTGATTTTTTCTGAAGGTACGAGCTGGTATCACGAACGATTGCATGTGCACGCATCTTCTCGGTGAATGCGCAGGTTGCCGTATCTTGGCCTTCCACGCTCTCAGCGATCAACTGCACCAACTGCCCGCCTGTAGTGGCGTATTCCGGCGCGGTTTCAATCCGCATGTTGGGGAAGTTCAGCTTCAGCAAGTCTTTCACGTTGACTTTGTAGCTATTGGTCTTGGCGAGAGTTACCTGCAAAATAGGCGACATTGCCAGAACCATCTTCGCTTCCATGTCGATCGTGCCGTTCGCTTGGGTTTGCAATTGAGCAAACAGGCGGCGAATGTCCTCGTACACCACTTCAGCGGAGGTACCAGCCAGCGTCCAAACGGCGGTAGGCGCGATGGAAGCGGGCAAGGCTGGATCATTCAGCAGGCCGTAGTTCTTCAGGCCGGCGACACCGAACATGTAGGTTTGGTTTTGGTATTTATTCAAAAGCAAAGCCGATGCGATGTTCAGGCGCGATGCCCAATCGATACGAGCCAAGCCAGCCATTTCAAGCTCTTTCTCGCCATACTTGCTGATGGTTTGATAGTGGTAGCTCTCGCGCTGGTTGAAGTTGGCATTGACACCGACAGAGCCGTTTTGGTTGTAGTCGCCATAGCTGGAGACTTCACCAGTAGATTCAATCGACGGGAACACGGCGGTAGTGGTGGTCCAGTCGCCCTTCTTGGCCTCACCAACAATGACAGCCGCCTTCATTGGGGCGACAAGCACCTCAACAACCTTGGGATCAATGTAGTTCGACAGGTAGGCAGGGATGCCAGAGTTGGACACGGTAACGAGTCCAGGCTGTGCATCCATGGCCAGGCCGAAGTTATGGCTCACGCCTTCCGGCATAAAGTCCATTGCGCCGGGAAAGTGAATACCGGCTTGAGCGGCAAGCGCTGCAAATTTTTGTTTATTCATTTGGCTTAGCCCCAAGTGGTGATTTTGATAAGTTCGTTGGCCGCGCCCGCGCTACCAACCGACCATTTCGTCTCTGTAAATCCGGCGATGGTCGCGCCCGCTGTACCGGTGTTGACGACGCCGGTCGTATTGGAGGCAAACACCTTTTGTCCAATGGTCGCAACAGTCAGGGTTTGCACCCAGAAATCACCTTGCGAGTACAGCGTGATCCCAAGGCCATCAGGGATGGTGTTGCCCGACTCACCGAGGAACGCGGTGATCAGGGCTTGTTGTGCGCGGGCAATGAAGCCAGTTGGAGCACCACTGCCAGCGTTGGTAACGACACCGGCAACGGCCCACGCGAACAAAGCCACGATAGCGCCACCGACACCGGTGACCAAAGACCCAGCACCAGACAGCACCGTAGCGCGGGGATTGGCGGAGGCGAAATCACCGGCCACGGCAGGCGCGGGCTGAATATTGACTCGATTTTGAAAGCTCATTGAAGTAGCTCCTTTTTAGTGGCCGAAACGGGCCAGATTGGGGAATTGCTCAACCACCTTGACGGTAGCGGCGGCGTCTTGCGCATAGACCGGAGATACAGCTTTAGGCGCGCCAATCATCTTGACCAGCGCACGGTAAGCGGACGGGTGAACACCGGCCACATCGACCTTGGCATGATCGAGCGCGAACTTGTAAACGGCTTCGGCGCTATCGAGTGCAACCTTACCCACCAACGGCGCGACTTCTTCGCGGGCGACGTGCAGCGATTCCATGCGGTCCATGGTGGACTTGGTAGCGGCGGTCACGGCGGCATTGATTGCAGCGTCCATTGCGGCCTTGGTGATGGCTGTCTTTTCGGCTTTGTCGTCCTCTTCGGCGTCGGCAGCGGCCACCACTTTCTTGCGGCGTTTGCCAGCGTTGTCCGGGTCGTCTTCGTAGAGCTCGTCGTCGCTTTCGTCTTCGGCCACCGGCTTCTTTGGTTCGGGCTTGGGCTCGTCGCCGTCGGGTTCAGCGGCGTCTTGGGCCAGCTTTGCCAGCGTTTTATCAAGCAGGGACATGTCGGCATCTTTTTCCATCAGTCCCGACAGCGCGACTCGCGCCCCGGCAGTAGCGGCAATCAAGCGCTGTTTTTTCGTCATTTCAATTCCTTTGAAGGGGTTTTCGTCACTAACTACAACGTCAGGCCCGGCCCGGCCCACTTCCACCAAGGCCAGATGGTTCCCGACGATATCGACCATGCGCAGGTCGTATTTCTCGCCCTCGTATGTGCCCGACTCTTTGACAGCGCGGTAACGGTACGCGCTGGATAACTCTTTTTGTTGGCCGCTGGTGACGCCCGCGATAGCAGCAGCAGACCAAATGATCAGACTGTTTTGCAGGTACGGCGGGTTGAATACGGCATCGGTTCCAGTGGCTCCCACCACCAGATCAGGCCGGTGGTCATCGGCGCTGACAGGGACGTGGCTCGATAGCAATGGCAGGTTGTTGAACGAATCAGCGGCCTTGGCCAACTCCACCGGATCGCGCAGGATCATGTAAATCGTGGCGGCGTCAAGGCCGAGTGCTTCGGCGTCCGGTATCTCGCTGCCAAGGTAAGGGCAGACGTTGGCCTTGCTGATGTTCGTCACCTCTACGCGCATCCGGCCATCGGAATCAATCGTGCGGACGGTGGCGCGGTCAAACGCTAGGCGGTCATGTTTCATTCGATGTATTCTTTTTGTGTGGGTTGCAGCCGATAGAGTCTCGAAACTGCGCGACATTGGCGACAGGTCTGCACATCCAATCATCAGAAAGCATGTCAAGGTAGCGGCTACAAAGGGCCGATGCTTTCGGGTCGCTTGCCATCCATCGGGCATCCTCTTGCATTTGGATGCGCATCATTTCAATTTGAAGGCTGACAGGCCAACGGCGGCGATGTTTGATCCGATCCGCCCAGTCGGCTAGTGCATTAACTAGTCGTCTCATTTCATTGTGTCCAGACGTAAAAAAATCCGCCTAAGCGACTTGGTGAATTTGTTGTGCCGGGTCAATCCTCAAATCCCGGGACGACTGCCCTTGATATGCACCTGCAATTGATTTCGGTGCCCGGCAATATCCACTTGCCGTCAATATAGGCCCCCTTCGCCAGATCGAATAGCAGCTTGTCGCGCCCGGCCGTAACGTGACTTTCCCGTGGCTCACGACCCGCGCCGCTATGCACCCACACCGCCTGCGTGATGCCCAACTCAAGCCGCCTCACCTGTTCAATCGTCGCCTTGGCCTTATTCGTCTGATCTGACGCAATGAATGCCGCCCGCGTGCGCGTGACGCCGTATCTCCGCTGTAGCGTGTCGGTCAACTCTTTGACGTCATAGCCACCGGCCACGGCGCGCCACACATCACCCTCGATCGTCTGAAAGTGCTGCGACGAAATGGTTTTTATCAGCCCCACGTTTTCCGCCAAGATAGCCTCGAACCCTTCCATGCTGGCCCGTGTCGGCTTGAACTGCACGGCGAACCCTGCGCGCTTGAGCGAAGACATCATGGCCGCGTCGGTGTGCTTGGTCGCGCCGTACATGAACACCTCGGCCAGTTCGGGCGCGAGTGCATCAAAGCGACGCTGCCAATGCCTACCAAGGCGCACCATCGTGTCAGATAGATCGCTCAACGGGCCGCGCTTACGGTCTTGCGCCATGCTTGCGACGGGCGGAGACTTGCGCCATGCTGCCCGCACCCAATAGACGATTGATCGATTCATTTCGTCGATCAGGGCTTGCAGCTTCTTTTTGTAGGCAAGCTCCACACCCAAGTTTGGCCGAATGGCGTCAAGCTGGATCGGCTTTGCTGTTGGGGCTGTTAGTTTCATCTAGCGGGCCTTGCGGTGTGTCCGGGTCTGTCTGCTCTGGTAATTCTTCGGCCACCAGCGACATGTAACCGCTTGCCGGGTCGTTTGCCAGCCGGGTCCGTGATTCCTCGGTGCTGACGACGCCAGCCGTGATGTAGGCAATGTCCGCGTCACAGTCCGATTTGCGAATGGCTGCAAGCTCGGTGCCGTTCATTTGCTTGAGCGGCTCAAACTCAAAGGTGATGGCATCATCAATTTCACCGAACTGGTCAAGCTGAATCAAATCAATGACAGTCTTGAGCGGCTCGGTGAAAAGATTTGCTTGCATGGATGCTACGAAGTCATACCAGCAGTCCATTTCGCCATCGGTCGATGCGCCTAAGCCAGTAGGCGTGATGCCCAGCAGCTTTACCAGCGGCATGTGGCTAGGCGCGGCCATGTGCTCTTGGCTTTGCGCTTGGAGCTTGTCAAGGCTGGACAGTGGCGCGTTGACTTGGAATAAATCCTCAGTCTCTTTATCGAGAACCATCAAATTGCGGTTATCGCGCATTTGGTTGAACAACTTCGCCCGGGCGAACAGATCGCTACCCGTGCCGCCCGACAGCGTGTCACCCATGTTGGTCTTGATGCCAGTGATAGAAAACGAGTGAAGCAGATCAGACACACTTTGCCGCGTGCGAAGCCATGCGTTAACGTAAGGCTCCATTAGTTGCGACATGCTGATGCCGCCAAAGTTAAAGGCGGGCTTGAGCATGTCAGGCACCGGGCGGCTCACAAGCGTCAGCAACCGGCTTGCATGGGTTTGCTTCCCCAGGATGAACCAGGCGGTAGGCTTGTAAAAGTCGGGGGCCAGCGGGTCATTGCTGTTGTAAGCAGCGGGTGTTGTCCAGATCGCCTCTACAGCTTTGAAGCCAAGCAAAGAACCCTTCTTCACCGTGCGCGGGTCAATGACAAGCGGGTTCGTTCGCGCTTCGTCACTCGTATCTTTGATGCTCACATAAATCTGAGCACGGCCAAAGAAGCCATCATGTTCAGCAGCCAGCCGGAACAACTCTCGCACCTTGTGGCGCTTCAACTCGGCTTCGATGACCTCGATTTTCTTTGACAGGTCGCCGTCACCCTTGCTTGCGATCTTGATCCACTTGCGTGTCATTTCATTGGCTGTAGTCTCGGACGGGCTACGGTACTCGCTTATCTGCGTCAAGGTGGCAAGGTGCGGATAACCCGCGAAACCCTGCCCGGCATAGTGCAGGCTGGCGTACTCATAGACGGATGCAGAGTCCATTGCTACAGCCCCGGCAGGCAGCACACCAGCCATCAGTACGGGCGGCTTCACTGCGTAGCTCACGGTTGCGGGCTTATCAGCTCCAAACAGACTCAGAGCAGCATAGCTCACGCCACGTTTTTCGGCGGGTGCGGGTGCGGCGGCTGGTCGTTTGGTTGTGCGTTTCATCGGTTCAGCAAGTTTTCGTTAATTTTCATGGGCGCTTGGCCGGGGGCGAAAGCGAGAACGATTGCGTCGGCCAAATTAGGACTTTTCACACCGCGCTTGGCCAAGTCTTTCTTGCTCTCAACTTTTACGCGTCCATTAGCGTCATAGTCGCGCTTCGGTGTCGATAGCTCGTCAATCAGCAGAGTCAGGTACGGCATGTCACCCGACAAACTGATTAACTCGTCGGCCTTGAACACCTGACCATTTCGGATAGCGTTAAAAGTGTTCTTAAACCGATCAGCCAGCAGCCACCATGCCTGAGCCTTGATGCCGCTGAACATGTCCTTGTTTTTTGTTTGCTTCGTGTAGAACGCCTCGGGCCGGAACACTGCGCCGCCTGCATTGAACTTGGCATACGTGACCTTATTGGCGTCCGTCAGCGCGGCATTTAGTTCAGAGAACTTAGCGCCTGCGGTAGCGCCAATGCCAATCGAGTCATACGTGATCGACGCGCTGCGTTCGCGGGCCGAGTGATAGACGCGGGTGCAGCTTTTCAGCAGTTCATCCTCCGCGCCCGACCACATATCGGCCCACGATGCGACTGAGCCATGAGCATAAACATTGGCGCATTTGTCCGCGCCACTGTCGGCAACGTCAAAGCCCAGCCGCTTGGATCCACTCGGCCCCATGTCCAGCGTCTTATGCGCGTCAATAGATGCCAGAATCCACGACCGTTTAATGATTACGTTGTCGTCATCGTCCAGCGGTTCGCCACCATAGACGTGGTTGAAGTTGTCTAAATCTTCAAGCTTGGCCGCTTCGATGATCTCCAACATGGTTGACGAGAGAAAAGGATTCTCGTCGTAGTTGATCTTTCTGACGATAGTTTTAGGCGGCGGACTGACTACAAACCGCTTATAAACAAAGTCACTTGAGAATCGTGGATTGAACACAATGAAAACCCGGGAGTTTTCCTCCCGAATCGTTGGCTCCAATATCTTCCACTGATCTTCAGATAAGTCCTCGGCCTCTTCAATCCAAAGAACCTCAACGCCAGCAATGCCCTTGATTTCCTTTAGGTTGCGCTGAATGCCCAAGAAGGTGAACGTCGAGCCGGTGCCCAAGTGTTCAATCTCGTTGTCGGTGATTCTGAACTCGTCGGCAATGCCGGCAGCGTCGATACATTGCTCAATGACGGTCTTTACGGAATCAGAAATCCGGTTCTGAAACTGGCGAACACACAAGAATTTAACCTTGTGTGATGTTGCCAAGTAAACACAGAAACCAGCCGTGTGATACGTCTTGCTTGATGCTCGGCCACCGTACAGAATGTAATTCCGTGCGTCTGTCTCGTAAAAGCCTTCAAGATTTGGATTTAGAAGGCTCACACGTAGACCTATTTATCTCCCGTAGAAGTTGCCCAGCGTCAGCGGTTTTCTTTCTTCGGGCTTGTTCATTTCAACAACTGCTTCTTTGTTGGCTTTAAGTAGTCCCAGCGGTATCTCGCTGGCTTCATTCGCCATGCGAGTGAGGACAGCTATACCCTTGAGCGAAAGAAGGCTCTCATCGCTTACCGGTGCGGCATCATCAATCTCAGCAACCTTGCCGTGAGCGATACCAGATAGCCGGTGCGCCGTAGCCGCACCAAAGTTTGCCGCTCCTGCAAGGTGTCCAGATATGGAGCGCAACTGGTCTGCAAGGTTAATTGCGTTAATCTGTTGCGAAACAGGCAAAGACCGAAGCGCAGATTCTGCGGCAAGTATTTGATTTGCAACGACTTTTACTGTTGCGATTGGTTGCGAAAACCGGCGAGAAATGGCAGCACGATCAATCTTGTATTCTTTCGCCAAGGCCACGGCGGCTTCGCCCTCAAGCAGCCTTCGCTCAACGTCTGCCCACTGCTTATCAGTTAGCTTTGATGGTCTTGCCATGTCATCCCCTGTAATGCATACAGGGTGCCCCCATTGGATTAGCCATCCCATCCTTCATCTATGGGATTCCTTATTGGTGCCCGCGATCTTCAGTGGTTTGGCATTGCGCCGCGTCTGTGTGGCTGAAGTCGGGGCGTAAAAAAACCCGCTAGGCGTAAACCTGCGGGTTGTGTTTAATGGTGGCCGGTACTGAACATCCGGCATTCTTTAATGCTGGTCCTTTTCCGGTAAGAAATATACCAACCTAAAGCAGTTTTACCTTTCTTTGTGCATCAGCCTGCACATTCACCATCAAATAAGCGGGCTGGGCTTGATTCCAGCTAAACGACTTCGGGGATCACTTCACCTAGGATTGCAACAATCCTCCGTCCGTCTTCATATGTTGCGATTGTTCGTTTCCTTCAGCGCCGCCGCTTATTTGATGGCACCAGACGCTTTCAATCCGGTAGTTTGTCAGGCTTTACCCTGCTCGTCTGATGCTGTTTTAACCAGCCTTGTGAGCCGACTCGTTCACCAAACGACTGATGACTGTCACTGGCCAGTGCGGTAACGTCTGGAAACAGAGGTTTTGTGTATCCACATTACCAAGCTGCTCCAAAACTCCCTGCCAATCATCATGCGTTTGCGCCCTATTTCAAAGGCGGCTAACCATCTATGGATCATCCCTTGCATCGCTACCAGTTACGGGCGGTATTGCAAGGACATTCAACATAACCTATCAATCAAGCGTTGATATTAAAAAGGAGAATAACATATTATTTGAATCTTGACAATCTTTTCTTTGTGCTATTTCGCGCATCGCCCATAATTTCTTGGATATACCCCACCAGATCACGGCCCGAATCGCCATACGGCATCTTCTTTTTGCCGCTACCCCGGCATGTCGGGCAAACAATCGGCTTTGGGATGTAGGCCTCGTTTTTGGCTACGTCACGAATAGCGCCGTGGCAGGTGTCGCATACGTCGTCAAGCATCCACATAATCACAGCCACAGCCACCTCGCGGGGTGACTCGATACCCATGCGGCCCGCTTGATAGGTAAGCTCATGCCGGATGGCTGGCAGCGACTTTAGGCGCATCATCATCATGACAAGCTCTTGCGCGTACCATGAATCAGCCATGATCTGCGCCCGCTCCAGCCCAATAACCTTCTTGCAACTATCCAGCGTTTGAGCCAAACCGCCCACCATTACCGCGCTCATGGGCTTCGGATGGCTAACCCCGTCGTACTCGGAAAACAAGCGGGTCATTGCGCCGTACAATTTTTGTTTGCACCAGCCGACCGCGATAACGACATCAAGCGGCCCCGGCTTATCAGCTTCCAGCCGCAGGTTTGACGCATGGGTGGCGGAAATGTAGCGGTCATCTATCGTGATGGCGTCGGGCTGGGGTTGGTTCATTCTTTTTCTGCCTTATAAAATTCACACTTACGCATTCGAGCCGCTTGCATCACCGTGCAGGCTTGTACTTTCTCTTCGCCAAACAGGATCACGCGCCGGTTAACGCAGCCAGTACAGGATTTCTCCTTCTTGGCTTGATATTCCTGTTTTCGCATGAGGATGGTTTCGGGGTTTCCGTAGAGATGTGCACCAAGGCAGGTCATTTATTAAGTCTCCGTGAACAATCAGCACATCGCGCGTCATCCCTATTCGCTGGCGACGTTGGCGTCAATTGAAATAGAGTGAACTGGCAATCACGCTTGCCGGTCGTTTTCTGCGACACCATGCGTGGGGTGCGTGTGTGGCCATCCATGTACCAGCCATCGGCGACCGGATAGCTGGCTACAAAATCGCGCCGGTTTGAGCAGGCGTAATAGCTGGGGTCGAGGTTCATTTGCGAAACCATCCAAGCGTGAATTTAAAGAACACGAGATAGAAAGACAGGATGAACATCTCGTCGTATGACTTGAACGCCACGCCAAAGACCTGATAAACCCGGTGCGTCTTTGACGGCAGCTTGTTTGACACAGTGAGATACCAAAGATCAGAGGCGACGGCGATGTGCGCGCCAAACCGCTTAATCTCGAACCCAGCCTGTTTACTGAAATGCTTCATACGATCACCCCGTTTAGCCACACAGACTCACGTACTGCATATTCACCGGGCGGCATCAGCGCCATGTCTGCCAGTGCTTCGCTGCGGGTTAGGCGTACTTCTCCGATTACCCAGCCGCGAGCAGTGGTGTAGGTATAGGCGGCATGGCCAGCGTGGTTTGTTGCGGTCATGCAGCCTCCCGATAGTCCAAAATTACTTCACGATCGGAAGCGGTCGCATTCAAAAACTCCAGCCATTCGCCAAACTGAGCCTTGCTAAATTTAGAGGTGCGGCTTCCGAGCATGACCATGCCACCGTCAAGGCCCATGGCTACGCGAACAGTCTCCCGTTTGAACGCTGCCGTCAGCACATCCTTCCACTCGTCGGGCTGCATCCACTCCATGCGGCCATTAATTGGCCATTGAATTTGATCTGCAAACGCTTGCAGGATGGGCCACTGTGCCGCGTTCTGATCTAGGTTGCGTGTTGGCTGGCAAACTGTCACGGCGTAGCCCTCCGGGGCATCCTGCACAGCTTGTACGGCATTGCGGCGGGCTGTCTCATGCGCCATCACGAATACGCGCTTCATCCCTTGCACCCAATATGCCGACCATGCCCATCAACTCGCGGCGTTAATCCACCGCCCGATGTTGTTAGGTACTGGCAACCTGTCAGGCTGTCAGTGCGCGGAGCCATCCCGCTTCGATTTCCCCACTCTCCTTCATCTGAATCATCACGCCCATAGGGTGTTTGACCAATGGCCCACGTTATCGCCATGCCGACAAAGAAGCACTTAATCAGCCATGCCGTCCAGTTTTTAAGATCAATCATGCCGTAACCTCTGCCAGCTTCTGCGCGTAGTGTTTCGCTTTCTTTGCGTCATCCAGTGCGCCGGGCTTCTTGCCATCGCGCATTGAGTACTTGATGATGTTGCCTTTGAGAAACCCGATAAATTCCTCTTTGGTCATAACGGACTGCATCACATCCCACGGTTGCATGGCCATGTCTTTGTAATGTGTACCGTCGATCTGGACCTCATCGGCTTTCCCGAATGATTCATACAATCCTTGAAACCTGCACTCTGGGCAGGCAATCTCAGAATGCGACAATTTGTGCTTTGTGCAGTAGTTCATGGGTGCTTGGTTCATTCTTGCTCTGCCTTAAGTTGTTTTGTTTTCAGCGTGTACGCAGCCTTAATAGCCTTCAAGTCATCAATCGTGTGTTTTGGTAGCTCATGCGGACCCTCTAGATAATCAACCATCTCCACACCGATGCGGGCTATCAGATTTATCCTGAACGACTGGTTGACCGTGTACCCCTTACGTGCGTACTTTCCAGACCCAGCGTTGCAGGATTTGCACTGAAGCCAGATATTCAGCGGCTCAAGCGCTAATTCAGGTCGTGCGCCCTTGCTTAGAAAATGACCGCCATCCCAAGCACCGCCCGGCTTCCATGAATCAGTTCCAGCGACTTCTTCTTGTGACCGGCTACAACTCATGCAGCTGCTACCCAATGACAACTCTTCAAGACGGCGAAAGCGCTGAATGGCAATCTTGGCCTCCTTGAGCCAGTCGCCTCGGCCCTTCATCGCGATCAGCTTGGCTTTATCCTCGCGGCGCTCTTTCACCCGGGCGACCTTCGCAGCCTTACCGCGCTCGGACACAGCAAGCGAAATTGCGCAATCAGGGCTGCAAACCTTTTGCCCCATCTTTTGCGGCGTGAATTCAGCTTTGCAAACTTTGCATTTGCGTGTCATTTCAACCCCCGAATCAAAATCACCCACACTCCAACCAACACAGCGCCAACCAAAATGCCGACTGAGAAATAAACAGGGTAAAGGGCGTTCATTTGGAAGACTCCAGCGCCAGCTTGACGCCGTTGTTGAGGTCCATCCACGGCATGGCCTTGTTGTATTGCGCAAGGGCGAAGCGGGCGTAATCTTGATCTAGTGTTTTCATTTTTAGGATGTGGTCAATCAGTTCTTCGCGGGTTAGCACAAGTCGCCAGTCAATGACAAAGCAGTCGTGATCTGGATTACCGTTGGAGACTTATCACCAGCTTTAACGGCCTCAAGAATGACGATGGCTTGTTCGTAGCTCATGCGGATGCCCGAGTCATCAGTGCACGGGCTTGAGCCAAACATGCGCGTGCCAGCTCTGGATTGGCTGCTGGCGCCGCCAGTTGCGGGGCTTGTGTCGCCGGTGCCCGGCGGGCTATGGCGCGGAACTGAGCCACGTTTGGAGCCTTATCGTCGGGCAGGTTTTGCAGGGCGTAGAAAATCGCATTTGGCGCACGCTCGAATCCATCCAACTCCAGCGCCCAATCGCTTTTCACGTCATCCAGGTCAATTCCCTCCCATTTGCCAGTGAAGTCGCGGCCATAGCGCAGAGAAAGTTTTTTGAAGATGATGTCGATCAGTTCACGCATGGTGATTCTCCAGTTGCTTTTTTGCGAGGTTTTCAAAATAAGTGGTCGGGTTGACGTCAATCACCCGAACGACATTCGGGTTCTTGGCTGCGATGCTTGGGGCGATCTGCTCCATCTTTTCGCGCATGGAACGCTGGTAAGCGGTTTCGCCGGATGGGCCGTTATTCCTTGGCTTGTCTGCCACCCAGTCCGCCTTGAACCCAGTCCACCCACGGGCGCAGCACTCTCGCAATGCCGCCTCTAACGCCCACCCGGCCTTACCGGCTTCCGCCTGAATTCCGTCTATCGCGGTTTGGGTCAGCTTTGCACCTTTGGATTTGCGGTGTTGACAAAAATCAGACCACACCGATTCGGATACGCCGTCAGGCGATGCGACGGAAGGCGCTATGTTTCTTTTTGGTTTCTGGTTATTGGTTATTGGTTCTTGGTTACTGGTTACTGGGACGCCCGCATGTCTTACACCGTCCGTATTGCGTTCGTTATGCGTTGGCAATGCGTCCGTATTGCGTTCGGTGTTCTCTGTTTTAGCTTCCCAGCGGGCCGACGCACTGCGCTTTGCTTTGATGCTCTTGTCGCTGTAGGCTTCGATCTCTTTTTCGCATCGATGTTGAATCCATGATCCCGAGACAAGCTCGAAAAACTCTGAAAGCACACAGTTCAATGCTGAAATCTCGTCGGTCGTCCGAGCGCCAATCAGGCGGGCAATCTGATCTTGAGGTAAGGCCGACTCGCGGACGTAGTACACATCCATCAGTCGCGTGTAAATTCCATGCTCGAGCAAAGTGAGGTGCGACGTGTCTTTTAGGTAGTCACCGATGTGGCGGTTGTAGTAATTCATGCCGCCACCCATTCCCGTTGCTGCCGCCCTGAATCACTCTTGACTAGTCGGCCTGTGAACTGAATAACGCCTTGATCAAAAAGACTCTTCATGCGCTTGCCGACTGCGTGAGCTGCAAGGCCGCAATGGGCTGCTATGGCATCTACGCCATTAGCACCATGTAGACGTAGCGCCCGTGTGATTTGCCTCTCATGCGTCTTGATTAGCTCTTTCACGGAGTCTGCAGCTTGAAAGCTAGTTACCGGGTCGCTTGACCGGGCCAATGGTGCGGGGATGTGTTTCATGCTGCAGCCTCGCTAGTCCAACGATAAAGAGTGCTACCACCCTCAAGAAGCGTTGTTGCCAACAATCCGCGAGCGGGGCCTTGCTCCAGCGTGCGATATACGAATGGCATCCCGGCATTGCGAAGTTGATCGGCCACCCATGTGTCGTGGTGGGCATCGAATGCAGGCGGGCAGAGCATGGGGTTAACGCAAACTTCAATTGTTCTCATGCTAAAAACTCAAGAGAAGCACACGCCGGATGGAGTGGCTTGATTGGCGGGGGGGGGTGAACGCTTCAGCTTGTTCATCGAGGTCGCTGCCGTACATAGCTCGGAGAATCAAAATCACCGAATAGATTTGCGCCTCGTATTCACTCATACAGTTGCAAACCGGCTGGATGCCGTTGTCACTGTTTTGGATAGCACAGCCACCGGCGCATAGTTGTATGAACTTGGCTGGAATGCCGTGACCGACTTAGCCAGCGCTGCATTCAGTGCCACCAACTTAGGGCCGCGCTTTTTTGGCGCTGTGCTGACGAGGACTGCTGTCGATCGTGGTGTGCAGGTCTGAAAGGCGTTTAGAACGTGCGAATTCGCAATGAGTTGACAAGTATTCATTCCGCCGCCCTTCCGTTGTTGGTGGAATCAAGCGGATTGATTCCAGCGCAGCGAAGTAGGATCATTGCCCTATGAAAAGCAGCATCAGTCACCTTCGTCAGCTCGGGAACAACAAAGTCAGCACGGCTTTTGAGCTTGTCAACCATCATCAGCGCGTCTATGCGTTTAGCCAGTTCGTTGGGTATATCAACGCGCAGTTCGGTGTATCCGTCAGGGGTGGCCATGGCTCATGTACTCGCTTGTGTGGTGCGGATTGCTTGGAGGTATCCGCTATAGAAGGGGGCGGGGCTGCCAGTCAAGCTACGATCAGAGTTCCACAACTCACGCTCGAAAGGCAACCCCATGAAAACATTTGCACCCACGATCACGTCGATTTCTCTGAGTGGAGCGAACCATCCAGGGCTATCGCAGGTTGTTCTGACTCTGAAGTCGGAGGCGAATACGCTGCCAGTGGAAATCTCTGCAACAGTAATGCTGCGCGACGCAATGACGCTGACAGTTCAAGAACTACAGACGCAAGTTCTTGCGGCAATTGTTCTTGCTGCAACACCTCACGAGGTCCGTCGTATGAAGTGATTACCCCGGTGTCAGGGTCTCGAGTGAAGGCACATCCATCAATAGCAGTAATGATGCTCATGTCAAGCCACCCCCTGAGCAGTGCGGGACTTGCGGGGTTGCTTGATGGCAGCCAGCGCACGGCGTTCGGCCTTGCGTCTTTGGCGCTCTACCCGGCGGTCTTCTTTTTCTCGGCGTTCTTGATCGCTGTGGGTGATGTCGAGACCAATGGAATTCGTGGCGGGAGCTACAAGGGGATTTTGTGCGGGGTCTAAAGGAGTTAGTTCAGGCCAAATTCCACCCCAAGTCTTTTGGCATAGCATTTGACGAGTTAAAACTCCGCCAGATTCAGTCTCAACCCTGCGGGCTTCAGTCGGCCCCATATCACGTCTACCGGTGAGACATTGATACAAATACCGCTCATTAATACCCAGCTTGTCAGCCCAGGCTCGTCGTTCTTCGGGGGTGAATTGTTTTCGCATCCCTTAGATTGTAGCGATTCGCTATGTGATTGCAAGCGAATGGCTACTATTTCTTTAAAGCAATTTGCTATAACTGAAACAATGGAAACAAGTACTGAGCGTAGACGTCGCAAATTGACCGAACTCTGCGTTGAACGCGGCATGGATAAAGTAGCCGAACGCGCCGGGCTGAACCCAATTTATCTCGACCAGATCATCAAAGGAGTGCTGCTTCCCCTAAAAAAGGATGGAAGTAGAAGCATGCGAAGCTTGGGGGATGATGCGGCTCAAAAAATAGAAGCTGCTGAAGAGTTGGGACGCGGTTGGTTCGACAAAGAAGATCGACCGCAAGCAGCAAGCACCCCAGTGCCAATCGACCTGACCAACAATCCCGATTACCCGGCCATTCGCAGAGTGCGCTTCAAACTATCGGCTGGTGCGCATGGCTTTGCGGTTGATTACGTTGATGAAGATGCTGCCCCCATCGTTTTCCAGCGGAAGTGGTTTGATCGACATGGCTACGCCCCAGAAAAGCTACTGGCCGCATCTGTTGCCAATGGCAGTATGGAGCCTGGACTATGCGATGGCGATACCGTGGTGGTCAACACAGCTGACGTTGATATCAAAGACGGCGTGGTGTACGCTATGAATTACGAAGGCGAGTTGGTTATCAAGCGCCTGGTTCGTGATGCAGGCCAGTGGTGGCTGGCATCGGATAACCCTGATCAGCGCCGATACCCGCGCAAGGTCTGCACAGAGGATGTGTTTTGCATTGGGCGCATTGTGCAAAAACAGTCTGAGCGAATTTAAACTAGAGCCGCAAAGGCCGGTGTTGTTGGATTTAACAAAAGGGACGGAATGAAAAGACTATTCTCCATATTTATGATGGCTTTTGGGTGGGCGCATGGATCATCGGCAGCGATCAGTCAAGATGAGTTGTGCATGAGGACCGCCTACACATTCGCATCCGCTGCATCATCTCGTGACCAAGGGCTGCGCCAGGAGTCAGCGGTATTAATCGCTCTTGGTTTTGGAGCTGAGAAGCTCCCTCAAGAGTCAAAAGACTGGACAAAGGCAGTTGTTCGCAATGTTTACACAGCCCCCGAATTGACAAATAGCAGGGGGTTTTCATTCATGACGAAAATGTATAACGGCTGTTTGATTGCAAATCAGTAATCAAACTTCTTTTGTGCGGCTTTAATTTCCATGGCTCGTTGTTCCCGCCACCAAAAATAGTCTTCTACTGCGCACCATATATCCAAGACAACATCACGCGGCTTCCAGTAAAAAATCTCGGTCAAAGCTCCGGGTCCGCCAGAAATTAAAATCCCCAACAAAAGTATGCCTGCGTACATTGCAGTCAGAGAAACCGCCTTATGCGTCAAATCATCATCGACCTCTTCAGTGGTCCGGCTGTGGCCCTTATCACCTTCCTTCTCGGGCTTCTGATTGGAAACTGGCAGGCCATTGGCCGCGACAAGCGGAAGGAGTTGAACGAGATCATCGGGCCGCTTCGCGTTCACCTGTTCCGAGAGCGACAGAGTGGCAGTCCCATGCAAAGCCCCGGCATCGCCGAGCGCGACAGGCTTGACAGTTACGACATTGGAATCTGGCGACGTGACCGTGTTCGCAAGGCCCTGGCTGCTTACGACAAGGCAAAACAGGATGAGCGCCGTGTAAGCGAGTCTGGCAAGGTGTCGTACAAAAACCCGGATGTGGTTAAAAACAATATTGACCATTTGCTTAGCCTCCTAAAGCACCGATAAAGATAAATCACTCAACCCAGCCCGCTTTCACGCGGGCTTTTTTACGTCTGGTGAAAATTATTTTAACTATTTATTGAGATTCTGTAGCGAATCGCTTGCAATGCTGTAGCTATTCGCTACAATTCACCCATCGCAGCAAAACGCAGCGGTGGCAGCAAGTGATCGAACCAACCTGTCTACGGTCTTTAAAAATCTGAGTGGATTTAGATAGGCGGCGGCGTTGAAGGAAACGCAGGACTCGAAGTAATGGACGCCGTTTGTAGCATCAAGGGAAGCCTTCGACGCAAGCATATAGGCCACACCATAAGCCCGAAAGATTGCACGGTGAGCGAGTAAGCATTACAAGCTGGAATCAAGCCCAGCCCGCCTTTCTAAATCTATTCAGACACAAACTAACCCACGTAGCGGCACATCACAAGTGCTTAGCAGTGGACGCAAGCCAGGCGCGAGAGACTGGATGAGGCGTTGCAGCCAAGACAAGAAACGCAACAGGCAAATCATGAGGTGGCCGACCGCTCTACCAGCAGCGTAATGCTGGTGTATTTATCAGCCGGGACCGAAAGGGTTATATCGGCTGGCCCTTGGCGACAGGGGCAAAACCTAAAGGCTTGCTGAGTTTTTAGGTTTTAACCAGGAGTGAAGATGATTGATATTGAAGAGTTGACCTACGGTCAGTTGAAGAAAATTGCAACGATGTTTGGCGCTACGCAGACGGCAAGCAAGCCGCATCCATTTATTGGAAAGCATGTGATTGCACGCTGCTACAGCGCAGGGGTGCACGCCGGTGAGGTGGTGAGCGCAGATGGAGAAAACGTCATCCTGAAAGACTCGCGGCGCTTGTGGAGCTGGAAGGCAAAAGACGGCGTTGCGCTGTCCGGGGTGGCGCAAGCCGGCGTGCAGTCGGGCTGCAAGATAGACGTGCTGAATCCCGAAATTGCACTGACCGGCGTATGCGAACTGATCCCCACATCAGCCGTCGCTAAGGAGTCTATCAATGGCTTTGGCAAGTAAAAAATTCACTGACGGCTCCGGCTCCGGCTACGGCGACGGCGACGGCGACGGCTACGGCGACGGCGACGGCTACGGCTACGGCGACGGCTCCGGCTCCGGCTACGGCTCCGGCTCCGGCTCCGGCTCCGGCTACGGCGACGGCGACGGCTACGGCTCCGGCGACGGCTCCGGCTCTAATTAACCCGCCCGCCGTCTGCGCATGACGGCAAACAAAACTTTCGTGACAGGTGAGTTTTGTTTTTGTGAATCAACAAAGGAGAGAGTGATGGCAAATACAGGCGACCTACGGGTATGGCACATTCCGCAGATTCCGGGTAAACCTTTCCATGTGGATGTGGCAACGCCAGGAGAAGCAAAAAAGGTTCTTTCTATTCTTGCGAACTACGACATATTCCAGTTCAAAAACAGAATCAAGCCAGACTACTGCAACGCTGCTGGCCTTGAAGTTTTTGAAGATGACGAATGGACTGAATGGCAGGATTCGGAAGGCGAAGACATTGACTCATCAACCATGATTCCGTGACAGCGGCGACTCACCGGGCGTAAGCGGTGGCTATGTGAGCAATCAGAAGTAAATGAGAAAAGTTAGAAGTTGTTGCGACAAATAGGAAATTGAATGGCATATGTACTAAATAAGCGAGCCAAGCGAATGCTTGAAAACGCAGGAGCTGATGAAGTTGGAGATGATTTTGTATCGTTCAATTTGGTGTTGATCCCATTGCCAAGCAAAGTTTGCAAAGAGCTGAATGAGCGAGCTAACGATGACGAAACAACAAAGGATGAAGAATGAATACCAAGACATTTAACGTAGTTGGCATTGCTCGTGAAGGCCGGACGCCGCAAGACATCCTAGACGATGTAGTCCCGTATGTACAAGATCTTGCCTCTCATGAAAGTTCGCGCCGTAGAACGGCGGCTGAGACCATCATGCATATGTGCGCCGACATCCTTGTTATGTCAAACGACTGGGTTGATGACGAAGGTATGCCACGAGTTACGCCCAGGCCTGCTCCCCACAAGAGACCGCCTGTTCGTTGAACGTGCAACCTGTCTCACTAACTTCTGCACTTTGTCGCATCAACTTCAAGATGAAATCTATGAAAATAGGCCCAATTGTCTCAATAACTTCTGATTTCTCACAGGCTATCAAGTAGACGGGTTGCCTAGCATGGAGCGGAGCCGAAATAGGGCCGATGCGAAAGTGCAAACCAGCCCGGCTACTTGATGGTGAATGAGTAGTTGTGATGCGCCAGAGTAAGTCGCATAAGTCGGGATCACATACCCGCTCACCATCAACCATTTACGGGCCGCAACGGCATTGACCAGCAAAGAGCGCGATTGCTCTGATCAGACAGCTGGCCAACCCATTGCATCCCACCCACACGCCACACACGATGTGGCTTTTTCACGCCTAAACACAGGGAGTATGCAAATGTGTAATTGCAAAAAAGAGCTTGAAGAAAAGCTGACCGAGCGATTTAAAGAACAATCCCCATCGGCCACTGACCACGACACCAAACTGCAAGGCTACGGCTTTGCGATAGTAGGAAACGCCATGAAGCAACTTGGCTATATGACGGCAAAGCAGTCTGCCATGGCTCCACTAAAAAGCGGCGTTCCCAAGCTGAAAACAACATCGCTGAACATGTTTTTCAGCTACTGCCCGTTCTGTGGTGAGAAGGTGACGAAATGAACGCCGTTCACCCAACCTTCGCCCCCTTCCTTGCTTCAATCGCGCCGCCAACATTCTGCCGACGCTGCGCCGCCAAGATCACGCCAACTTTGCACACGCTTGTGCAGTGTGACGCTAACCAGAATGAGCAGGCGCGTATCGCATTTGAGTACCGGCGTGCAGCAGGGGTTATCAAAACATCAGCTTGGCATGAGGCTAACGACCGGGCTGCACTCAAGGCGCAAATCCAAAACAATCCAGAGCATTGGGGGATCGAATGAAAAAAGACACCGCGAAATTGGCGCTTGAGGCGCTGATCGACGCTCACGAGAAATCAATCATCACCCTTGAAGATGCAGAGCGCGAAGGGTCGGACAGTGAATATGAAGCGGCAAATATCGCCGCTGGAGATACCCGAAGAGCGCTGTTTTCAGTACTGACATCACCCCAAGAGGCCGCAGCGCCTGCATGGATGCCGATTGATACTGCGCCAACTGGAACAATAGTCTTGCTTGCGAATATGAATGCAATGGAAGCCAGGGCATGGTGCTTTGTTGGCTGGATGGTCGATGGGAAAGTTTGCGGCCATCGCATGGACGAGCCTACCCACTGGATGCCACTACCCGCAGCGCCAGGGAGTGCAGCATGAACCGCTACGTCATCCAAATTGTCAAGCTCACCTACTTTGTGTGGGCTATCGACCGCGAGTCGGCCCGGGCAGAGGTCGAAGCCGCTCAAGAAAGCAGGATGCCATGACCCTCTACCGCCTGTACTCATTCTTTCGCCGTGGTGGTGCTACCCGTATCCGGGCTGCTAGCCGGGCGTGGCAATCGCTTACGAGGGATTTCAAATGACCCGCCACTTTTACCGACTTTTTGTGCGCTCGATGCTGGCCATCGACTCAGCACTGCTTTTAACGCTTGTTTACTGGAGAACAGTATGAGTAACGAACTTGCGCTACTGTCGCAGGCTGTCTATGCCTTGCGCGACAACTTCACCACGGTCGCTGTTGATCGAGGAATCAACTTCGATAAAGAGGCCGGGTTTGCCTTGCAAATCTTGGGAAGCTCTGATTTCATGATGCGTGCGGCCATGGGCAATCGCCAGTCGGTCGAAAATGCCATTACCAACGTGGCGGCTATCGGCATCAGTCTGAACCCGGCGAAAAAGCAAGCCTATCTGGTCGTGCGAAAAAGTGTGGTCTGCCTTGATATCAGCTACATGGGGTTGATTGACTTGGCGGTGGCGTCCGGTTCTATCTTATGGGCGCAGGCCGCTATCGTGCGAGAGCATGACAACTTTGTCATTAACGGATTCGACAAGCCGCCTACCCATGGGCATGACCCATTTGCAGGCGCCGAGGCACGCGGCAAGATCAAAGGCGCTTATGTGGTGATCAAGACCCCTGATGGAGAGTACTTGACCCACACCATGGACATTGACAGCATCTACTCAATTCGGGACCGGTCTGAGGCATGGAAGGCTGGGCAAAAAGGACCGTGGAAGTCTGATGAAGGCGAAATGATTAAGAAGACGGTCGTCAAGCAGGCTTATAAATACTGGCCTAAGACTGACAGATCAGGCCGCGTTGATGAAGCCATCCACCATCTCAACACCGAGGGCGGCGAAGGCTTAGAGGTCATCAATGGCAACGGGGCTAAGAAGTACCCGGGCGATGCGCTGAACGAGTGGATCAAGCAAGCGACTAACGCCACGAATGCCGTTGATCTGGATTCAATTTGGAAAAAAGGTGTTTCGGACATCAAGCCATCGAAAGACATGGACGCTTACAACGCATTCAAGAACATCGTAATCAGCCGGGGTGACGTACTCAAGAAACAGACCGTAACCGATGTAACGCCGAAGACTCCAAAGCCAGTCAAGACCTTTGACGAGGTAATGGCCGCGATCTGTGGTGCTGTCAATGAGGATGATCTGAACGCCTGCGGCCTGCACATCGATGCGCTTTCGACTGAAGACCAACATGTTTTGAATGGTAAGTATGAAGAGGTTTTAGCAACATTCAGGGAGGCAGCATGATCACCTACAGCACCGCCCCGCAAGGAAGTGAAACATGGCTGAAGCTTCGCCAGGGTCGCATCACTGGGTCGAAGTTCAAAGATGCCAGAGACTTCACGAAGGCAGGGAAGCCAACGGCGAAGCGAACCCTATATGCCCGAAACGTCGCCCGGGAGCGATTTGGCGGGAATGCCGAGGGGATGTACCAGACCTACGCCATGAAGCAGGGTCAGGAACAGGAACCCTTTGCCCGCCTAGCATATGAAACAACAACTGGAAGCCTTGTCCATGAAGTCGGCTTTGCAATGACAAGTTGCGGGATGTTTGGCGTGAGCCCAGACGGTGAAGTTCGTGATCATCCGGAAGGCCTTGGTGGTGTTGAAATCAAGATGATGTTCGGCAGCGATAACCTGTTTGATACCGTGGTTGATGGAGATTACAGCGAATACATAGATCAATGTCTTGGGGAGCTTTTGTTTCTTGGCTGGGAGTGGATTGATTTGTGCATGTGGTCGCCAGACCTTGAGAGCGTTGGTCTTGGCTTGGTCATCCACCGCATCCGGCGCAGCGAACACATCGAGGAAATTGCCAGGCTGAAAGCTGACCTTGACGCCTTTGCCATTCTAGTGAGCGAGTTTGAAGGCCAGTTGCGAAGCAAGGCAGCAGCCAACATCAAAGCGCTCAATCAAATATCTGATCAACCAACTGAAAGCTCTCAAATGGCACCCGAAGAAAACACGCAAGAGCAAGCCGCCACTGAAGCCGCCAAGCTGGTGACGCACGCAGCCGTGGTTGAAATCATGATGCCTGCCAGTGTTGCCGAGGCGATGAATCCAGCTCCAGCCCGCGTACAACAAGCGCAAGCAGCTATTGAAACAGTAGCACCCATGGCGATTCGAGCCGCTTTGGCCACCACCCAGGAACCATCCAGCCCGCCCGACCTCAAGTTGGGCCAGATGGCAGACCGCCTGGGCTTCACCTTGACGGCCGCATTCCTGCTTGAGCTTGGGTTTGAGCATTCAGCCACTGAAAAGGCCGCGAAGCTGTATCACGAGAGCGAATGGCTGCTGATCTGTGCGGCGCTGGTGAAGCGGATCAACGCGGCTTGTGAATTGGTGGCCGCATGAGCAACCCGCATCCAGTGAAACAGCAGCGCTACGTTGACATGCCTAAGTGCATCAAGAAGGCGTTCCCACAAGGCTACGTCCGTCGCCAGCGCCTACCGGGTGAATCACCTGGAACTTACGCATCGGGAGTGATGCAGGCGAGCAATATTTACAAGCCGCCAGCGTGGAGCGCACCAATCAGATGGCTACTAAATGCATAGCTAACAGCCCTTGTTCGACAAGGGATAGACGCCAATTCAACCAATAAATAAAGCCCGCCGATTGCGGGTTTTTTAACGAGAAAACCATGTTCAAGAACACTATCCTCTACCGAATCGCTGCCTTATCAATCGACGCCCTGGGCGCTGATACAGCTCTCTCGGCCTCCGCCTTCACCCCCTGCGGCGCCAGCCAAGAGAAATCAATCGGCTGGGTTCCACCACGCGGCGAAGAACACGGTCCGCTGCTGGAGTCAGTCGGTGGCCAGTGGATCGCCAAACTGATGATTGAAACCCGCGCCGTGCCCGCATCCGTCATCAACAAGAGGGCCGATGAGCGCCGCGCCCACATCGAGGCTAACACCGGGCGCAAACCAGGGAAAAAAGAAACCCGCGAGATCAAGGACGACATCAAACTGGAATTGATGCCGATGGCATTCAGCAAAGAATCAGCGGTGCTGGTCTGGATTGACCCGGCGGCAAGCCTGCTGGTGATCGACTCCAGCAGCCAGTCCAAGGCAGATGAAGTGGTCACGATGCTGGTGAAGTGCATTGATGGGCTGTCCGTGCGACTGATTGACACCAAGGTATCACCCACAGCGGCCATGTCTGAATGGCTGATCTCGCAGGAACCGCCCGCCGGCTTCACGGTGGACCGTGAGTGTGAACTGAAGGCCGCCGATGAATCTAAGGCGACGATCAAATACGGCAAGCATCCGCTTGATACCGATGAAGTGAAGCATTACGTAGAGCAGGGAAAGCTTCCCACCAAACTGGCGCTGACCTGGGACAGCCGGGTATCGTTCGTGCTTACCGAAGGCCTGCAGGTCAAGAAGATGGAATTTCTGGATGTGGTGTTTGAAAAGACATCAGCCGGAAAAGATGACGGCTTTGACGCTGACGTGTCAATCGCCACTGGTGAGCTGAGCAAGATGATTCCGGATCTGCTGGATGCGCTGGGTGGTGAGGTGACAGCATGAGCACCTACGCCGCCCGCCTAGAACGCGCCTTCACCGGCCCGACCGCGCAACACGAGATAACCCGCATCATGGCCTTTGTCAATGAGTGCGCGAAACAGAGTGGCCGCATGGTCAACGGCAACCAGCTCGCTATCAAAGCGAATGATCTGCTGGGCCGTGGCGCTGTTGTGGCGTTTGTTGAGAGTGATGATAGTGAAGGGGGACACCATGACTGACCGGCCAATCCTTTTCAATGGCCCGATGGTCCGTGCGCTGCTTAACGGCAGCAAGACGCAGACGCGGCGGGTAGTGAAGGCCCGGCCTGACCGGAACATGGGTAAGCGCTGTATGTTGCAGCCTCATGAACTGGCCGGTGAAGTCAATCAGGGCGAATACAGCAACTGCCCCTACGGCCAGCCCAGCGACCGGCTTTGGGTGCGAGAAAACTTTCAGCCGTTTTTGAATGACGAATGTGATGGAGACATGCGCCTGGCCAATTGGACGACTGGCGAGAACTACCACTGCTCCTTCCCCGCTTCTCACGGAATTCATGAGTTCATGGACGAAGAAGATAACCTCAAGTCATCCGTGAAGCCAAGTATACACATGCCCCGCTGGGCTAGTCGCATCATGCTGGAGATCACCGGTGTGCGCGTGGAGCGGCTGCAGGAAATCAGTGAGGCCGATGCGATTGCAGAGGGGATCACGAAAGGGCCAGACCATTACGCGCCACCCGTCCCTAAAAAAGTAAAAGCCTTCTACGACGGCTCAGCAAAACGCGGTTACCACTCACTATGGGAGTCGATAAACGGCATCGGATCGTGGGATTTAAACCCATGGGTATGGGTAGTTGAATTTAAGGCCACGCCATGAGAGCAATCCAAACCACATTCGCACCAGGCATCATCCCATGGCAATTCACGCCGGTCATGCTGAAGCCGGTGAAGTTATCGCCAGCGAAGAAGCCAACGAAGCCGAAGCAGCCAGAGCGTGAATATTTACCCATGACAGTATCAGCCGTTGCTCGGTACGTTGAAGATAACGGAGTGTCTACAGCCTCCGATATTTCACTCGCTTTGAGTGGCCGAATATCCACTATCTGTGAAATTCTCGTGTGCCTTGAGCGTGATGGCTGCACAAAGCGAACACTTGGAAAAGTGACAACACGCAATGCACCGGTCTGGTTTTGGGAATCCGTCAGAAAGTATGACGACCCACCCAATAGGCACATCGTGATTCGCAAGTGGATAAAAACGCACCCATGGCGATCATCTGGCCAGATCGGAAAGTCACTCGGATTTAAAAACATGTCGTCATCAATGCGTCGGCTTGTTGCGCTGGGTGATGTGATCGAGCGAGACATGCCAAACCCGAATGGCCGGGTCATTAAACATTACGCAAGCAAGGGGCAAAGTGAGGTACGACAGACCTAACAACGGCGGAAAACGTCGCCGCCATGTACCACCATCGCTGGATGCTGAGAAGCTGCAGGTCGTGTCTCAAATGAAGCACGCAGGTTCCACCATGCGGGTAATGGCTGCCGCACTCGGTGTTGCCTCATCAACAATCTCACGCGCTATCAATCACCAAGGCGCTTACCAAGGCTCTGGAATATGACAAACAAAGAACCACACCGGCTAGTCGCCATCCCCGAGAGCGTTATCCCAACGTTGGACAAGTGCGTACAGGCTGGCATCAGCGTGCAAAAAATAGCTGATGCGCTTTGCATTGGGTATGGCTCTGTGTATCGGGCTGTTAATCGCCAGGGTACTTATGCGGGGGTGCCACGGTGAAAACCCTAACCCTTCCTGTAAAAGCCGTCTATTTCAATCAGATAAAGGCCGGAACAAAGACGCAGGAATTTCGCCTAATTACCCCGTTCTGGGCGAAGCGAATTCGGTTCAAGCACTTCGATTCTGTCGTCATCACCTTGGGCTATCCGGCCCGCGATGATGCCAGTCGACGCCTGACATTTCCGTGGCAAGGCTACGAGGTAAAAACAATCCAGCATGATCACTTTGGACCTGAGCCGGTCGAGGTGTTCGCTATAAATTTGGGAGCTATGACATGACGACAGAACACATCGAAGTTGCTGAAACTATCCGTGAGCTTCGGGCTCAGGTTGATGCGCTGACGGCTGAGCGCGATCAGTACTTGGCGCTTTTTAACGGGTCAAAAGACGAATATCACTCTTGTCGTATTGAGCGCGACGCCATGAAGCAGCAAGCTCAGCAGTGGAAGATGGAGGCCGAGACTCACAAAAGCACCGTCAACGAGTGCTACCAAGCCTGCACCGGATCAACTGGCGAGCCGGGGAACTGGAATGGCGCCAACCCCGTGCGCGAGTTGGTCAAAGAGCGCGATTCCGCCCTGAAGTTTGCGGCTGACCGGCTGATGGATTCGGAGCGGCTTGATTGGCTTGAAACGCAATGCCAGGGCTATGGATTCGAGGGCGAGCATGAGGGAAACCGATGGGTTGTTGATGGACCCTACCGGACAGTGCGTATCGGAATAGATGACGGGATGGCTGCATCATGAGCGCGGGTCAACTTCCACCGCTGCCAGTGCCCGAAATTGCCAGAAGCACCTATCCTGATCTTTTTACTTCCGATCAAATGCGCGAGTATGGGAAGGCTTCGCGCAAGGCGACGCTTGAATATGCTGCGAAATATTTTGATCGACGCGCTGGAGGCCATGGGTCTATCGGCGTTGAAATAAGGAATTTGAAATGAACACGATCGACTCGATGAAACGGGCGCTGGACCTGCTTAACGTCCTAACCATTCAAACACCGAGAGGGTGTTCTGTGAAGGATGAACTGAGTAGAGCCATCGAGCGCGAGGAAGCGCAGACGGGGGAGCCGGTAGCGATAGTCACATGCCATGGCGTGATGGGTGTTGACTTCACAGAGCAATGCAATTACGGGTGCGACTTGGCAGTGGGCACCGCGCTATTCACCCGCCCCGCCCCACCAACAAGCGGTGAGCGTGCAGACCTAATTTCACGCCTGCGTGCAATGGCAAAAGACTCGATTGGTGATGCCGCCGCCGACATGCTGGCTGCTGATGCATACGAGATTGACATATTTGAGGCTCAGTTAAAACTCGATTACAAAGAAATAAAACGTCTGATGATTTACGCGCAGCAAGTGGCAGTGCCGCAGGGTCTCAAACAAGGGGTGGATTACGAGGCCATGTATGAGCGAGGATTCCAAGCATGTGACTGCCCCGTATGTGGATTTGATGGCGCAATCGTGTTTTCACCCCAGCCATCGGCGGGCGGGCTTAATCCGTTATGGATTGCAACACATCCTGACAAGCTGATGCCACAGGCTGAGCGGGCGTCAATGACGCCAGATGAGATATTCAGAATGTACGGAGCGCTGCCGAAGTCTGATGATGTAGTCATAGCAATAGTTCGAGCCACTGAAAAACATCACGGAATTGGAGAAAAGCCATGAAAGGCCTACACGACGCCATCATGCGTTTGCCCATAACAGCGGAACTTAAGGGGTACGACACTGCTGCAAAGCTGGTCTATAAGCTTGGCCACCGCGACGCCCGCCATGCTGCGGCAGAGTTGGCTATTGCAGACATTGATCTGACAGAGATTGCGGACCGCATCAAGCGCGTGGCCCTTGATGTTTTTGATGGGCCTGAGTGCTCGCAAGCCGTGCGGGATGCAATCGAGTATTTTTCCGCCGTTCTGAGCGTATCGAGTATTGATGCAGTGCCCCAGCAGCCAGCCATTAATGCGGCAGAGTTGACGAACATCCATGAACTTGCAAAAGTGTTTTGTATCTCGTATGCCAGCCCGCACCACATCGCGTTCACTCTTGATGGCCTACGAACCTTGGTGGAAGAAGCTCAGAAGGCCAAACAATGACTCCGCCCGACACACCCGAAGCGCTAGACGCTGAAGATTCTGAAATCTGGAGCGAAATTGGCGAAGGAATGCAAGCGATCACCTTTGATAGTTTGTTGACTCAAGCTGAAGCGCAGGAATTTAAACAAGCAATTGAAGGGGAGCGGGAATGAGTGAAACAATCGACTCAAACGAATGTGCCGATCTGCTGCGATGTACCGCCGATCAGGTGGAAGAGTTGGCGCGGGCTGGTGACATACCCGGGCTTAAGCTGGGCCGATCATGGCTCTTTATGCGATCCGATCTTTTAAGCTATCTGGCGGAGAAGGCCCGGTCGGAAGCACAAGAGCGACGCGCCAAGCGTCAACCAAATGTGACGGCCATCAAACAGCCGTCGCGCCGCCAGTCGCCGCCTTTACTTCAGGCGCTTGCGTAGCCCACATGCGCTGTGACAAGTCAGAGCCCCTGAACGAAGCATAGCGCTGGGCCATCACGGAGTTTGGCGACCAGCCCATGAAGCGATTGATCTCTTCAAGTCGGAACATCCAGTTTCCTGTTATATCCCGCATTTCAAGCCATCGGCAGGTGGCTTCATGCCGCAAGTCATGCTCATGCAGTTCCTGACAACCAGCATACTCAAAAGCGCTTAGGAATCGCTCAGAGAGCCTCTGTGTCACTTTCTTCAATGGCAAATCATCATCCTCGTCAATGAACGGGAAAAGATGCGCGGATGGCAGCATGGTTCGGGTTGACAAGTAATGCAGGAGTGCCCGGTGCACCTCCGGCCTCATGGGTATATCCCGAAATACCACCTTTCCTCGCCACTGCTTGGTGCTTTGTACCTGGATCACCTTCAGGTCGAGGTCCACTTGACCCCGGCGCAGCAGGTACGCTTCACGCAAGCGCATCCCTGAATACACGATCATTTTGAACATGGTGAGAAGTGCATTTCCGCCCTTGAGTAATAGCGCTCGCTCCCGGTCCTCCCGGATGCCACCCGACAAGGCCGTGACGATTCTTTCCTCTTCGCCGGGATTAAGCCGCCTATCCCGCGCTATATCCACCTTGGCCGATTTCCCCGCCGCTTGGACCAGCACGCGATCCACTTCGGTGTAAGTGCTGTAACCCTTTGGCAGCAGTCGCACTGGGTTTGAAAACACCACGGTCGGGTTATGCCGCAGGTATTCGTCAATACATCGCCCAAGCGCCTGAATCCGATGCCGGATTGAGTTGGGTGCCAGATTGTTTTTTACCTTCAGTTGCTGGAGGTATCCGGCTAGCCAGGTATAGGTCGCGTCTTCCAGATTTACAGCACCCACCTCGGTCATCAAAGACCCTAGCGAAGAATGCTGAGTTGGCGCTGCCAAGCCACTGTTGGCCCATGTTCTGATCAGGTGTGCCAGAATGATCGCCTTCTTTGTTGCTGGTTTCAGCAACTCCGCAGGGGGTTGTATTCCGGCCATTTTGAGCAGTGACCACTGTTCCCCATACGCCATGGCTTGCGCTTCCGTATCAAACGTAAAGTATTTACGCCCACCCGGCAACGAGGGGTGCCGTAAGGCAATCTCCCACATGCCGGATGCTTTTTGTCTTGGTTTTGCCATGCTGCTCTCCATTCAGTCGAACGGCCATTCTATCCATCCGGCGACGGTTCAGACGCCAATCTGTGGCGGCTGGAGGAAGTTTTCAGACTATTTGAGCAGGGTTATGCTGATATAAGTCATTGATCTATATGGAAAATGTCTTTCAATCCGATGGCTACAAGATCGAACTGATTCAACGCGCTGAACAGGCAACGGGCACAGGCCTGCGCTGAACACGGCGAATTGAAACTGCAACGTGCAGCCGCTTATGGGGAACCTCTAAATGTCTGTCTTCTTCGACATCACCCACACCACTCATTACCGCTACGCGCAGCCGATAACGTTAGGCGTGCACAAGGTGTTGTTTCGCCCGCGCGACAGCCATGACCTGCGGGTGCTGGCGACCGACTTGCAAGTCACGCCCGAGCCGCTGAACATT